TTCTTAACTCTTGTAATACAGGTCTATTGTATGCCTTCACCAAATCTTCCGTATCGTTAAGTTTCCCGATTTCAAAACAATTGTTAATGGCAACCTCTTCACAATACATACACGGGATGATTTCTTTATCTACCCGGATTAAAAGAAACTTGTCATTAAAATACTGACATGGGTATTTCCTCAATAGCATTCCGGACTGATTAAGCATCCTGCCCACACATATATAATCAATTCCCAGCTTCAACCAGTAATAAATGAAGTTTTCTATCTCTTCCCAGTCCTGCCCGCGTTGACATATCTTAAGACACAAGTCAATATTATTCCTGTTCTTTTCTTTGAGCGCTTTGAATCTCATTATGTTCTGTAAAATAGTCGTAGCATCCGAACCCGGCCTGCATACTTCTATTGACCTGGACCCGGGAAGACCATCAATGGAAAATATCATTTGGTATACACTATTCTTTTGAGTAATCAATTCAAATAAATCATCGTTCCATATAAGTGCATTAGATGTCAAATAAGCCCTTTGCTTTTTTTTAACAATATATTCAAACATTTCATATATATGTGAATATAAAATCGGTTCACCCCATAGAAAAGGTATAATGGTTGCTCCAAATGTGTTCCGGTCAATTATCGACTTCACATAATCAATATTCATGTCTTCGTGTTTTTTTAACCCGAGATTCTGAAAACATCCGACACATTTAAGCTGACATTTATTTGTTACCTCTATTGCTATTTGTTTGGGGATTTTATTCACTTTCTTGCTCCTCTGCTCTTTCTATGGCGTACTTCAACCAGCAATCAGGACATGACGGTCCACCCATTTCATGAAAACATTTGTTTTCCTGTTCATAATCAGGACAATCACCGGTGTCTGATAATAATTTAGCAAGTACTTGTATTATTTTATCCTTTTTTTTTATAATATTTTCGACCTTTTTATTCACTTAATTCATTCCTCTCCAAATATCTCATAATCCAATTATCTTTCCTCTTCCTGATAATGTACTTCTGGATTTCTTTTCTTACCTGCAACTCAATCATTTCTCTCATATAATTATCAAGACCGCGAGAGACTCTATCACCACTTCCACCATTCTCTTCAACACGACAAATCATCTTCTGACTCAACCTCCCTAAGCATATCAAGTGAGTCTTTCAACGTGCAAGTTATTTCCACCGTGTAATATAGGACTTTTCCGCACTCCAAACATTTCCTCATTCCAATTCCTTCAATTTTCAATAATCCTACAAATAAAGTTGCATCATTTTTTGTATTGCATACAGGACATTCAATTTGAATACCTGATTTTATTACATATTGCATAACTAAAAAAGCTGGAAGGGATACCTCTGGGGGAACACCCTCCCAGCAGAGAGCAAAGAAGAAACACAAAATAAATTAAGGAGTATATTTTTTATTTTTACCTGGGCTGCTCTCATGCACATAAATATATACTATTGACAAAAAAAAGTCAAGCAAATTTAAAAAAGCAAAGAATATAAAATTCCTTGCTTTACCGTTCAAAAAAAATGCAATCATCTTGATCCCTTCCATCCTTTGAAACGTTTGGATGGTTTCATTTTTGATCTTCTGACTATTACCGGAGAAGTTACGAATGATTCCGGTTTTAATATCGGTCTATCGTTATATCTCCTTTTATGTTTTTCATCCATTATCCACTTCTCGTAATTCCATAAACTGGAATATTTCGAGAATGCATATAGAAATAGTACAAGATAATAGGTGTTATACATTATTTTTCCTTTCCTCCTTAAAATACCTTAAGTCTCTTTGTTTCGTATCGCAGAAATATTTCTCCTCCTCTTTCATCATAGAATCTTAAGAATTTACGTGGTTGATAGTAAGGGGCTACTGGATGCGTACAGAAATGTCTATACCCTATCGAAAACCAGCCCATTAAGAATCCACTCTGCAGTTACCCCAAGCTCTATATATCCGGTCATCTCATAAGTTTCTCCATTATATTTACTGTCAGGTTGATACATCACATTATATCCATCTGCACCGGATATTTCTAACAAAAATACTAAAGCTAAAATCTCCATTTATTTATCTCTCCTTATCGTTTTAAGCCCGTCGGCCATTGGTTATAAAAATCAGATATTTTGACGAATCGCCCATTCTATGTAAGACAACAACTGCGCGTTTCTTTTTATTGTCTGGTCTAACCCAAGATAATCTACAATATTTTTAAGTGCTTCTTTTGCTGCTTTTTCAATTTGTCTTTCTTTCATACTTATCTCCTTTCCCTTTACCCTGGGAGCCGGGTGTTTCGCCCAACCCCACACTACGTATGAGGTCGAGTAAAATTAGGAGAGCTTAGCTATTGCCCTCCTGTTAGATTCCCTGGTTTTTATTTATTAAGTAGTAAATCAATTCGCTCGCATATACTCCTTGTATCACAAGGAAGATCGGCAGCTAATCTAATCAGTAATTGCCTTTTTTCTTCAAACGTCAACTCAAAACTTTTAATTAATTCATACACATCAATTTCCTTTATTTTGCTCATATTGTCCTCCATAATTTTCGATCCCCGGCTTCGGACGGGGACTGCGGTTTACTGCCATGCTATTTCTATAGTCCCGGTCATTTCCTCGGCAAGCGGTTTTAGATACTCTGCAATCTTTACCGCAAAATCTTTATTGCCACAAACAATAACAAAAGGCAAATGGAAGCAATGCCATTTACCTTCCTTGATCTTGTGGCTTACATCTTCCTGCCGTGTGTTTACCATGATTTCTTTTAATTCTTCTGGAAACTTAATATTTAATTTATTTTCCATAGCTTCAATGGAAAAGTTTCCAAGCATGATCCCCATAATTACCTCCAAATAATTTATCTACGACCCCGAACGGGGACTGCGGTTTACAGCCCGAGGGCTGCCGTCACCTTAATTATATAATTATTTTATTTGAGCAAGTTTTACATGCTCAAATAAAATAGCTTCCCCAACGTCTTCTCCATCTTGACCATTGTCTGAGCCAAGCAGATAAATATGACATTCCTCATTAGACTTATCTATAAAATAATTGTTAATGAGAATTAGTCCGTTTTCTATCGTGTCGAGGGTTATATAAATGACAGAAAGACCATCAAGATAATCTTGAGTAGGGTAACCTGTTTCGCCGTCCCATATTCTTGATACTTGGCCTTCCTCGTAATGACTGTCTTTTCTAAGACCGTAATATCTATATTCACCTTTTTCCAGTTCATCTCTTATTATTCCAATTTCTTTTTTCAAACATTCGCTTATTTCGTTCATAATCGCCCTCCTACCGGCTCGATAATCTTTTTTGATTATCTTATGTCTAGAGTATAAGGGATTTATTATTTTTTGTCAAGAGTTTTTTTAATTTATTTTGATTTTTTTTTAAAAAAGTACCCATAAAAACAACGCCCTGTATGAAAACTTCACCCAGGGCATCTATAAAGGAGTATCGAATCAGGCCTGTTACTTCAAATCTTCCGGGAAAATTAAGCAATCCTTAATCATTCCGAACTTGCTTTTATATTTTGCAAATGATTGATTTAATTTTTGCGGAAACCCTTTTATTCCGATACTACTTAAGGTCTCACCTAAAACAATCGTAAAATCATTATCGAAGGTATCTTTAGCCTCATTTATCGCCTTATTGACACATCTTGTCAATACTTTCATTTCTCCCTGATTCTGTATTAATTGCGACAGCAGAGCTTCTATATTATCATTTGTCTTTTTCATCTCAACAAGAGTTTCATTCTCCTGTTTATTGCTTAAACTTTCTATATATATATACACCCCTGCGATAACAATAATTCCAATCAAAACAATCAATTTCGTTATAATATCGCTATCGAAAAATCTTTTTGTGATGTCTTTTGTATCACCCATCTAAACCTCCTGTCTTTTGATACTTTCAAATTCTCTTCCATAAAGATGATTTATGAAAGGATATCTATAATATTCCACTTTTCCGGTAACTATATCAAGCAAAGCCTCGGCAAAAGTTTCCCGGTCTTCTTTGATTTTTTTGTTAACGTTACACCCGATCAATTTTACATTTACTATATTCCAAGGATGGGGATACTCGTGAAAATTCTCTATCGTTAACCAGTGTTCTTTTGGCTTTCCGTCTGCAAGCAGCTTTATCCCATATGGCCACATCTCCGCTGCAATTATAAGATTATCTACCGGTCCTGTCTGCCGGTTGAATAGTTCAATTATTTTCAAAAACTCAAACGGTTCTGATACCTGATGAATCTTTTGTTTATCTTTTTCCTCCCCATTCTTTTTCATTTCATCAACTGCCAGTTTTTTATAATCCCACGGATCTCCTTTCAGGATAACATCAGGAGAATAGATATATAGATTATTCACTTTTCCGCTCCTTATCCTCAATCAGTTCTTTATCTGTAGTTTCCGTAGGTTTTTCTAACCGTTCCAATTCTTCTATGCACCATGCAGCTCTATTATGCTCATCAAGTGCGATTCGTAACGCTTGATTCAACCCATTTATTTTATACTGAATATCCTCAATAGTTTTTCTCTTTTCATCTTTAATTTTTTTTAATTCTTTCTTTCTAGCTTCATACATTATTTTACTCCTTTAAGTTCATTAATTTGTATTTGTTGAGCTTCTATCTTCAAGTTAAGTTGTCTTATAGCTCCCATACACAAACTATCTATAGTTTTCAAAGATAAATATGGTCTTCCATCTTCTGTTCTTTCTATCTCTTTCCCATCCTTTGATTTAAGTAACAACCATTCCGGGAGAGTATCATCATCTATTATTTCAAGCCCCGATCTCGGATCTATTTCACCCCTTCCTTTTATTTGCATTATGGCCGCTATGTCATCATGCGAATCCAGATGATAAAAGTCGGCTACGTTGGTATAGTCGTCAGCATACATAGTATCCCATGCATAAGTCGCATTACCTACATCCCATACCTTGTTTCCAGCTGGTTGTATTTCTTGGGTAGTCATTTTCTTATTAATATATACTCTATCTTCGGTTTCATTCCACTTTATATAGGCATCACTCGCTAGATAAATATAACTATCTCGATTACTACCTCCCGCATATCCGCCTATACCTATTATGTCATCGGCATTGTCTATTTTTAATTTACTGACCCAGGTTATTGCAGTGTCTTCTGTGCCGGAAACAGAAGTTTTAAATAAAATATTTCCTGATGAGCCCATGGTAATTTGCGACGCTTGATCTGTTTTTTTAAATTTCCAGTCCCCAGCACTATCATTATAAGCATTATTTGATATAAATAACTGAGTACTTGCTTGTGCCCACGCTATGGAGTTATAATTAAATTCAAAACTTCCATAATCACTATTCCATGTCTCTGAGTCTGTCGTTATGATCCCTATCACATTTCCGGCCGATAACGGAGTTATATAATCAACGCCTATTCCATTTGTAAAATCTTTCTTCCCGGGAATAGTTTGTGCGCCCCCGGCCACCCCTCCAGTATCACACAGTATAGCGTTATCATATAACGTATCGTAATATGACTTTTTTGTTGTGTCACCTATGCTTACGGGATTTGAAGGTATTGCCACAATTTACTCCTTATATCCAAATGCTTTTAACGTCATGGTTGCCGCGGCGCCTGAAAAGTTTTTCATATTTAGCACATATGTAGTTGCACTATTTAGTATCCATTCTATGTCTGTATTGTTCTGCCCTCCAGCCTTGGCTGCAACATTAGCTCCGCCACCTCCCAAAAAAGTGGTGTCTATTACAGTCCCCCCGGCAAATGTAGCTGATTCTTTCACTACTGCTCCAGTGGTTGCTGTTACTGTCCTATTGTGGTTGAAAATACTTACAGCTTTTCCTCCTGAGAATGAAGTAGGAGCAGAAACCAAATCTATCTCACCTCTTGCGTTATTCATCCACGGGTCAAGATTTTTAAAATGCATAACCCCTCCCGCAGGAAGAGTCATTGTTATCGCGTATTCTGCACTATCTGCAAGGTCTACTTTTTTTGCAGTGAATGAATAAGCATTCCCTTCATGTATTTCATAATGAGTGTGACTAATAACAACACCCGAACCTCCTTCGGAATCTATTTTTTGAAGAGTTTTCCTGTTATTATCATCCGTAAATTGGTGTAAATTATAAATTGAGACTAAACCGCTCATCTCTTACCTCCCATATTTATCTTCGATTCTTACTATGTCTGTTTCTTTATTATGTCCGAAAGCCATGTCAACGATACATCCTATTTCTTGCATCCCAATATAAGTAGGTCTATGTATTACAAATTGAGGTATATATATTACCTCACCTCGTTTATAACTTTTTTTGAATACGTGCTTTAAGACAAATCCCTGCAATAAATTTAAATCACCGTCAATCTCTTTCGGTACCGGACGATCACTTAAATAAATATCAAACTCATCCAGTAAATAATATACCTGCGCTCTCATACGATGATACTGTAAAGATAGCATTTCATGTCTATTAATATGCAATACTTTTGCAGTACACGGCATATTCTCCGCAAACATCGTATAATATCCCCACGGCCTATCTACTGTTACCATATCCGGGATATCAACTTTTTTCCCCTTTAAATCATTTTCCATTCTTTACTCCTTTAGTCTCTATATATTATAATGACATGCATTCCTCCCCGAATATCTGAACAAGCAATATTCGTTACTTGCTCTACTCCTTTCTCAGTTAGAAATTCATTAATTTTATTTTCCATTATATCACACTCACAAGTATGATTGAATACTTTAACTTTTAGGGCCATATAACCTCCTTACCACCAAATCGACGCTTTCCAGCTTTCGGGATCTGTTGAATCAATAAATCCATCATCATCCGTCCAGTATCCGAAAAAGTTCTTGGCGTATATTTTCTTTTCTAAACTCCATGAAGCATCCCATGGGGTAGCAGATCCCCCCCCCATTGAAAGAGGGAATTCTGGTGTATCGGATGTCCAGTTTCCTACCTCACTTCCGATCCCTTTAAGATCATCACACAAAACTTTTACCGTATTATTGATAAAATTTTTATCTATCCCTTTTATTTCCATAATTTTATAGTCAAGCCAAGACACATTATCATCTGTAGACAACCGTTTGAATGACACAATAATTCTATCACCAACATTTTTTAACGACAATTGTAATTTTGTCGTGAAATTTATATTGATGGTAGCATTTTTGTGCAACAGGGCAACTCGCTCCAAGTAAATATTAACTCCTGCAATAGTTGATAGCAGAGTCGGAATAGTTATTGATTTCGTTATTCCATACAATCTTTCTGTGACATCATTACTATTTTGCGTATATGCATAAGAATTATTAGCCCAGTTTTTCATCCAGCCGATAGATATAGTTTTTCTAATATCATCATTTTTTGAAACTGCTTTTAATGATCCTTCCAGTATATCAATCTCATTGACCTCTGACATATCGTCTTCTATGTCGGGGCTCCATATTGAGACAGAATACAATCCATCATTATCGTTATAGAAATTACCGAGACAACTTTTCATCAAATCCGAAACAACATCTATTGCCTTAGTGAACTCAAAAACACTCACTCCTACAGGAAATTCATTTGCCTCGATTACAGCGGCACTCATAGCAGTCTGATTCCAAATAGTTGAGGTGTAAGTTTCTCCTATTTGCTCACCTATCTTTCTTGTAATGATTACCGGGTTTTCAATAATAGTCCCTGAAGCATATCCATGGAAATCTACTGTTACTTCATCCCCCGGACTATATGTAGATGTAGCCAGCTTGAAACTTGCATCAACTATTGATCCTGATAAATGAGAAACATTTACGCCCTTTACCCGTACCTGGTCTATCGAAATAATACTCCCAAGAGAAGTATCGGCTATCTTAAATGTATGCAAACTCGTAGCTGTTCCTAATACGCGAGTAACACATATGACTGGCTGGTTTGTCACTATTCCCCATGTCCAGGGAATAGCTTTTCCAACGTCTTCATCTTCAAGATTCGGGTAGTCTGTCTGATTGTAAGAATTCAGAGGAATATTTGTGTCCCACTGTTCCTTTTTGTCGACACATGCAATCTCAAACATATTAGTACTATATTTTTTATCAAAAATTATTCCATTAAACATTGTCTTGTATTCAGAATATGGTAAATCTTCACCGCCCCACAGAACTTTAGCCGGTTTATTGTTCCAAGCATATGTCTCATATATGGTATCAAAATATCCATTGTCATTTGCAATACTTACTGAACCCTGAGAAGATATCGTAACACCCCAATACGAATCTTCTTTGACTTGGCTTATCTTCGGAATAGATATTAACATAGGTTCATAATATCTATCGTTAAAAATAACCCCTGTTCCATTACAAAAATACATTTTATAATTTCCAACCATATCATGTTGATATGGTGTCCCGGAATCTGTTACCTCAATATATATCCTTCCGGTCGAATCGTCGTAAAACCATTCCCCGGCACTTACCTCAGCAAGTGTACTCACTTCCGTTAATTCTGTACCGTCTTCTTCAAAACTTAATACATGGATATTTCCTATTACTGCATAATATATATCCCCGGCATGATTAACCCAGTTAGTAATTATCTCAGAAGGTTGTGTTTCAAACAGAGCAATTTTATTAGCGTTTGGAGTAATTATTAATTCCTCATATGTAGTTATACTCACTTTTGCTCCCTGAAAGTAATTACTCCTGGTTCAATTACCGGAGTATTCTTAACTCTATCATACTTAGTGTCTTTTGTCAATAATCCATATATTGTCTGACTGTTCAGGGAAGTATCAAGGCTTATCCAAAAAGGTGTATGTGTACCAACATAATCAAACATGTTTTCATAATTAGTTTTTGTAGTCGGATTATAATATGGATCAAGCGGATCTATTCCAATTTGATATTCAAAAATACTGCTTCTCCTATCAATCCAGGTTACACCAGAATAAGACAATTTTTGATTTGTTCTTCTATCTATTTTTTTCTTACGATAAGTAATATCATTTGATACTGCATGTTCCGGTTCAAAATATGTTCCGGCAAATATTCTTCCTATCTCTGAATACCTCTGTGATCTATCATACCAATACAATTGCATATGCTTTATAGACGTAGCCGTGAACTCAAGTGAAATAATACTTGAATTATATGTAATCGTTGAACTTAACCCGATAGATGCCGTATCGTTCCACCCACCGGAAAAAATAGTAGATGTTTCCCTGGTACCTCTCAATCTAATAACAGTCCCCGTATTAAAATTATGATTATCTAAAATAAAAGTATTCACCGATTGCGTAGAGGTGAACGACACAATTAATTCATGCTCATTTCCTTTTGTAGAAGTGGATGTATAAGAAAAAGATCCGGTATAATCTGTGGCATGTTCAAAACCCGCAATTATAGCCACAGTATTATTTTTATACGTCGCATCATTAAACTTTAACTGGAAAACTCCGGTTGAGGTTGCATCCCGGTAAAATCTAAACTTTTGAGTTGCAGAATTATATACAGCATAATGATCTGAATACGACCCTACGCTATTTAACCCTGTTTGAATGACTGTTGCTAATCCTGACCCCGTATAAGTCCCGGAAGGAATCGAATAATTTAAAACCGCTCCGGTTGCAGTGTTTAGAAATGGGAATTCCCGGTTATACTCAGTCATTATAAAATCTGACTTTGTTCTCCACACTTTTGACTTAATTGAATTCTGAATATTTGTAGCAGGCAGACCGGCAAGTTGACTTGAATAATATACTATACTTCCCTGATCCACTTCGTTTAAATATTTGTAATGTATTAAACTCATACGATTGCCTTTATTGCCCTGGGATGGATAATAATACCACCCAACCTTGATTGCTCTTTAATGTACTCAAGATCGGCAGTTCCTATTATTCGTTCATCCGGTGTCATTATATTAATTGTAGTAGGAGCAAGAGTAACTGATACTCCGGACCCCCCTGAATTAATATCCTCTAATACATCCATGTTTTTTTGTGCATCGCTGGAATTAACAATAAATTCACCGTTACTTACTCTCGCAATATTATTGTCAATTCCGGCCATTCCCTCAACTTTACCACCGCGATTAAAAGAAGGCAAAGGTGGAGGTTTCGTAGCCAAAACCATTCCGGCCTGTGCTGCCCCCAAACTTCCTACTATTGCAGCACCTGCTATTCCAAACGGCCATCCAAGCATTGCATATGTTTTCATTGCAGCTTCTATCGTAGAGATACCGATTTGAACTACAGTTGCAATCTTATTGAAGTTGAATTGGTCCCTAGCTAATTTAGCCTTTTCCTTTTCGGCTTTTTTTTGATCTTTTACATTAGCATCAATCTCTGCTTCTTGCATGTCATAATATGCCCCAACAGTACCTGTGATAGAACTAATCGCAATATTAATTGTTGCCTTAATAGTATCATATGCTTTCTTCCAAGCTTCTTTTGTTTTTTTTGCAGCCGCTTCGTTTGCCTTTGCTACGATTTTAGCCGCTTTTTCTTTTAAGTTTCTACTTTCCTCTACTTTTCCTCTTATGTATTCTTCTTTTTGATCTGTGATCCACTTTGTTGCATCGAAATCCTCTTCAAGTAATCGAGAATACTCTTCTGCTTTTCTATTTATGGATTCCATAAACCGTTCTTCATCAGTTCCATACAATTCAAGTAATGCGTCAGTTTTTTTTCGTTCAAGTTCTATTTGACGTTCTATTTCTTCTTTTCTTTTTTCTTGCGCTTCTTTTCTTTTTTCTTGCGCTTCATTATAAGCTATTTCAATATCAGTTGGATACTGGTCAATAATTTCCTTAATTTGTTCTTGCGCTTGTCTCTCTGCTTCTACCCTATCAACACCAGCAGCAATATATATTTCTTTCTGTTTTTCAATATCTTCAATTTCTTTTTCTCTTATACTTAGTTGTTCCCTCCGAAACTCCTCTTGTATTTCAGCATTTTTCTCTGCTAATCTTTTCTCTTCCTCTAATTTTCTTTTATTGATTTCTTCTAATACTTTAAGTTCTTCTTCTTTTGCTTTCTTCTTTTCCTCCGCGGCTTTTTTAGCAGCATCAGCAGCTTCTATCTCGAGATCTTCACTACTCCGATTTAAAACGTTATATTGCTTCTGTATTTCAGTTGCACGTTTTTTTAACTCTGTAAATTCTTTCGTTCCTTGCTTTGTTTTGTCCATCTGCTTCAATATTTCAGCGTATTCCGTTTTTGCCAGTTCTTTATTATGATCCGCTATCGCTTTTGTATTCAGAACTAAAGTTCCCGTATAACCATCAGTATATCTAACCAACCCTTTGTATTCTTTAATTTTTCTGCCAATATTTACTATTTCGCTAATTTCTTCTTTAGAGAGATTTTTAACATTTTTTCTTAATTCTTCATATCGCGTAAGAAGTGTATTCAATTCATCTCGTTGTGCTTTTGCTGCGTCAGCAGCATCAAGATGAGCTGTTGCATTTTCTTCTAATTCGTCCGAAACTCCTTTCATCACATCAATGACCGATCCTAAAATACGAAAACCAGTACCGCCTAATTTCATTAAGGAGTCAAAAAAATTAAATTTTTTCCCAGTATTTTCTGCTTCTGCTCCTAAATCCGATAATGTTTTTATTAAATTACCAGCGAATCGTAAGACTTCCGATATCGCTGTACCAACATTCTGAAAAGTTTCTGCGTTATCATTTGCAACCTCTGTAAGAGCTTCTATGACATCAGTTAACCCAGGTAAAACTTTTTGTCCTGCTTCAATACCTACTGCCTTGATGGTTTGTGTAAACTGTCCCCACTTGAAATTGAACGTGTCAGTTTGTTTTGCAAAGGCATCCATGGTAGGAGTCCCACCCGATAATGTATCAATGAAGTACTGTGTCTCAGTAGTCATTTCTTTGGCTGCTGTAATTACACCTAACATTCCTCGTACGTTCGGGAACAACTTTGCTATCATATCAGGAGGAAGTTCACCTAATTCTTTCATGACTTCAGTGAACCCTCTGGTCTGTATTGCATTTTCTCCGAAAGTTGCTGCCAATTCCTCAGACGGTTTTAAGAACCCCATTATCGTTGCTCTAAGGGCTGTCACTGACTCATCGGTACTTATTCCGTTCCGAGTCATTATGGATAATGCCGCTCCCATTTCTTCTATATCCACCCCAGCTTGTGAGGCAATAGTTGCAACTCTCCCAATCGCAGGTGCTAATTGATTGAATGTAGTTTTTCCTCTCTGAACCACCGTAAATAACAGATCACTTACGGACATAGCATCCCCGGCTTCCATCCCGTAAGCATTAATAATTGTGGTCAAGGCATCAGCTGCTACTCCTGTATCTGTTATGCCTGCTTTTGCTGCTATTGCAGATGTTTCCAAGACATGGAGAGCATCAGCTGTATCTGTTATACCCGCCGAAAGTATATCGTATAACCCTTTCCCGAGAGACTGAGTATCTTCACCTAATAATTTTGATTGCTCAAGAAGCGCATCGTTAAAAATTGCCATGGTAGGAACAACGTCCAGAGCTACCATAGTAGAGATATTCGCTAGAGTGTTTTCATATTCTGCTGCGTCTTTAACAGATTTTATTACCGCAGCAGAAACCGCAGCAAAAGCAGCAACAGCGGCGACTTTGAAAGCACCAAAGGCTTTTGATCCAGACGAAGAAAAACCTCTAGCTTCTGTGTCTGCTGTTTTTAACCCGGACGAATAATGCGTTTTATCTAGCTTTAATCTCGCAACAAGATTTCCTACTAATCCCACTTATAGCAACCCCATTTGAAAAAGATTATTCATTAACATTTCATCTTTTATTTTTTCATTTACTTTTTTTTCTACCGTCAATCCATGCACCTTTCGGAAAAACAAATCCATTCTTTGTCTAAGCAGAAAGGAAGTTTTTTCATCCTCCCAACAACTCATCATTTCTTTAATATCTTTCCAGGTTAATTCCTTCTCAATCTTAGAGATCGTATATGAAGGATACACCTGCATGAAAAGATGATAAATTTCTTTTACTGTTAGGCTTTCTTCCTCTCCTGCTTTGCGGTTGTTATCACTTCCTTCACTTTCCTTGACATCGCACTCTTGAAAACAGTCCGGAAAGAGTCTCGAAAAAAAGGGAGCAAATTACTCAACTGATTTTGTTCAACCAATAACATACACAAATTTTTTATTTCAAGAATTCCGAAATTGTCTTCGACAAACTCTTGAGTAAACTCTTTGAAATCATCATTTCTTACTTTGAAAATTAAATTAATTATATCTGTGATTCCAGGAAATAAAATATCACTGAATAATAAAATCATCCCTTCTAAATTGTCAGAATCAAAATCAAGATTTTCCCTGGTTGCCTTCTGTTGTATTAACTGGAATAGCGCATTTAGCTTTATCATTAGATCCCGAACTCTTCCTATCGGCAAAGAATTTATCCTGTAATTCTTTTTTCCTATTTGCATAATTGATACAGACTCTGTCAATTTCGTCACTTGTCCTATATTGTCCTTCAAATCCTTTTCCATTGGTTTCTACGACCTCCTTAAAATCTAATTTTGGCAATTCTGTTATAATCCCATTACTACAATCAAATAATTGAGGCTTGTCTTGCCGGTAGACTGCAAGAAGAGCATTCTTATATTCTATCTGTTCTTCTGTGGTCAGAATTCCATTATCTGATTTATGTAATTTTCTGTCCCGGTATTTTTCCGGTCCTACTTTTTTCCATTCTCCTTTTTCCAATATCCACCTGGTGAACCTTTCTTTTCCTTCCGGATATCCGAAGTCGACACCGATAAGAAACAAAGGACCATACCCCAAATAATTTGCAAGTTGTATTTCATTATTCACAGTACAGCCTGCGTTAGCAACACCAACGGTAATACACGGAGGGGCATCCCCTGGAAATCGTAGGTAATCACCGTAAGCAATCGGCATTATTTCATCGAACCATTGTACTCCGAAATGAGCCATGAGATAATATCTTTTTTTCCATATCCAGTTTTTGAGAATAAGCGGAGAGATAGAAGGATGGCATAACAGAGTTGATCCCTCCCAGTCATAACCCATAAACTTCTGATACATAGTGTCACCACCGTCGAATACACAAATGTATTCCGGCTTATGACCCCATCTCGCACATACCAAACTATTAGACCCGGACGCGAACACAGCACCTTTCCAATCACCTATCAGAGGAACTGTTTCATCAAGAGAGGGACCGGAACCAATAATGATCGCCGGTCCTCTGTTAACCTTGCGCAAAGTAGACACACACATATGTTGAGACTTTGCCTCTTGCATTATGTGTGCATAATTATCATAAGCATTTTTTACCCAGATAGGCAACCATCCGGATAGAACTCCTCTGTTTCGTTCTTCCTGAGTCTGCTCTATAAATTCACCCTTTAATTTTTCTGACTCCCTTACTTGTAAATTCATTCTAACTCCTTTTTTTTTAAGTTTCTACGCCAACATCTACTAATTGTTTTCCTGGCGCTTTTGTGAGATCCGCTAAAACTTTAAACGTCATAGGTATACCAGCAAATTCAGCAGCCATCGCCACTGCTATATCACTTGCTCCAATTCTTTTTGCTCTGCTGGCAGTAATAGTTAGATATTTCCCGTCATCCATCTTGTGTGAGATTCTCAATTCTCCCTCGAAATCTGCCAGCTTTCCGCCAAAATAAGCGACCGCCGAAGTTGCGCTTTGATTATACTCCACAATAACATCTTCTGGATCACCTATACTTCCAGCATCTATCCTCTTTATTATACCGGTAGAAGATGTTGATGTATAATCAGTTCCTTGGGTATATCCATCAGGAGCATTTGAAAGATCCCCCTTGAAAACTTTTATCGTTCCGCTTTCATATCCTGCCCCATCTACTGTTACTGTTACTGTTCCTGTTAGATGCTGATATTCATTATAACGATGAACATACATAACAGACGAATTATACCCGACATCCTGTATAGTTGTTCCGCTGAGTTTACTCATAGCCTGTGCCCAAGCATACCGGATTTGGTCAGGAGTAAAATCCGCAATAACAATATCTATCTCGGCAATATCTTTTGTTTTGTGAGAATTAACTTCTACATTTCTGTCTTCAAGTGTAACCATTACATTCTCAATATTGGTTCTTAATGCTACTTGCGTTTTAGGAGATCCAAGTCTTACATCATTCCAATATGTATTACATGGACCTATCGGTAATTTTTTTACCATTTCGCTACTCATCGTTCCCTCCTGTGAAAAACATTAAATGAAAAACTAAGCCCGTAAGCATTTAGTTCTTTATCATACAATTCTGATCTATCCGCATCGTAAATGATACGGTAACCAGCACTACTTCCATATTGATTCAAGAGATATACAATTCTCTCGGCAATATCCTCATAATTTGCGCTTTGATCCCAAGCAACAAAATCAAGCACAATCTTTTTTGATAATATAAGTTTTCCTGTACTACTGTCTGATACACCCGGCCTCATCGAAAAAACAACAAACGGAAATACTGGGGTTGTAGGCGGATAGATATAATATGTTCTATAAGGCTCTGTAGTCGGATTACCAAGCAGTCCGATATAAGTAGTATCACTTGTTAAGACACTCCTTATGGCCGTTTTCATATCTGTCATTCTTGCCATTATCCAATTACCTTTTTTACTCCCGCATCCAAAATAATCATAATCTTATTTTCATTTTCACTTAATGCTGGGCCCAAAAATGGATATGCCCTGCTTGTAGGAGTACCCATTTCAACACCTTCTGCATATTCAACAAGGTTGGGAGTTCCTGCTAATACATCTCCAGTTAACACATCGTTTTTAACTTTAACATCATCTGCTCTGATTGATTTTGTTAAATTCCCTGACCGATCATAATATCTATCATCAGGATGCCCTGTTGGCGGTGCTTTTTTATGATTTGCCTGAGCACTATCCCTTACTACGTTTAGTGCTAACTCCATCGCTGTTATAAGTATCGGATCGGAGAAGTCCTTTATCCTTTTTAATCCCATCTGAAAGTCCAGGATGTCTACTGTCTGTTCCGGCATTTTTCTTCTCCTTTTGTATCTGTATCCATATTTCTTCTACTCGTAAAAGTTTACCCTGGTATATCATCACTTTATCTTTGCGGTCTATAGCCGCTTTGATATGTCTTTCTGTTAACTTTCCTGGTAGTTTCATCTTCCATTCACCTTCCTCGCATGGACTTCCGTATGTCCAAGCAAATTATCAACTCTTTTTACTTCAAAATAATTTACACTCCCGGACTCATACGCCCGGTTTGTAACTGCTACAGATGTCGTCTGTGGAAAAATTATCAAATCTAATGCTCCGATAACTTGCCCACGCTCATCCTTCTCAAGATCACCTGCCCGCGGAAACATATATACGGTTGACGACTCTATAAGAGTTTCAGTCTCCGTTGGGGGAATGGTAGCATGACTGAATGATGCCGAATAGACAATCATTGTCACACTACCACTATCCTCTAATATTGTATTAGTATCATCCGCCCAACTCATTCATAATCCCCAATATATTCACTTATATCTCTTCCGAGCCTATCAAAATCATATGCTATATGTCTTATGTCCTCAAATGGTTCACTTTCGGATTCTGCAAGATATTGTGCTCGTAAATCTGTCAAGGCCCTTAACGCTTCTGTTTTTTCTACTTCCTTGTTTGCCATTTTGTAAGTTGTTATATTGGCAAAATCAGCAAGCAAGTCAGTGATAAGAGCATCGATTGTAGCAACCATATCAGACGCAGCCATATTATGTTCCTGTACTCATCACGACATATCTATTCGAGATTGCTCCACAACCACCCATGAGGCGGACTTTAAATCCAAACATCACATCCCGTTTCCATTCATCTTCGTTCCCGGGTTTTGCCTGGTAAGTTCCAATTGGAAAAACTTCGGTGTAAATGAACTGGCTTTTGAAGTCTCCTAAAAACCAATACTTTGCACCCTTCAAATTATCGACCAAAGGACTTGCCATTGGCATGAAATCACCTTTGTACGGATTGATTACGCCGGAACTATACGTAGCCACAAGACTTGCTGCTGAATTGATAATTTTTTTCGCTGTTGATACCAAAGCCATAGACGTTAGCAAAATATTAGGAACAACTGTAATAAATTCTGCTACCTCATCTGTATATCCTGCAAAAAGTGTCATAGCTGCATTTATGTCAGTTTCATCTGCCAAATTATCAGCAATAACATTGTCTAAGGTTGCTGTAGTATATGGATCGGTAGAAGTATTGGAGTACAAAGTTGTAGAAGTTCCAGCCGGTCTCCATGATGCATGTACACCGGTACTTGCATTTTCCAACACCGCTTCCATTATTATCCTTTCTTTTTTTGCCCTGGCGTTTTGTCCAAGATTTTTTGCCCGCATGATAAACTGTCCAGTCTGATCAAATTTAATTGCCTCTTCGGACAGAGTTATAATTCTTCCATACTTCGAGTTATAAATTTTGTGGTACTTTTCCCCAAAGTTACCTTCCACATACGGCATTTCCTCATGGACTTCCTCGAGGACATCAGCCGCTGTGAAGCCAACTATAGTTTCATCTTTTACTGAAGACGGCAATACTGTGACCAGGTTGTCACCTATTGCATAAGCTTGATCATATGCTTTCTGTACTGTCTTGTTTATCAAGGACCCAGTTACTACCGGAAACATCGTAGAATTTAATCCTTCTGAGAACTCAGCCTCGGAAATCATCTTACCAAGTTCACGATCTTTTGTAAGATTTGGTTTCCCCATTGATTCCCATAGACCCTTAAGAGAGAAATTACTTTCGTCTATTGCGCCTTCGTTGATAAGACTAATTACTGCATTTGCGTATTTTCTTTCGCCATCTGAATCATAGCGAGTTTTCATTGCATCCCAATTTATTCTTCCCATTATGCACCATCCACTATTGTTTTATTGAATTTATTTCCGAGAAATGTTACACGGACTATTGTCCCTGTAGATTCAAGTTCTTTTGCACACACAGCCACTACGTTTGAAGCAGACACATTAATATTCACTGTATTTGTGTAAGCTTTTGTAAGCTGTTGCGGTTCAGCAGAAGTTAATTTGAATGTATGCCCATATCTATAAGTATACCCGGCAGCAGCGGTAAACTCAAATACTGTTCCAAATCCTGTCTGTAATACTTTCACCACGGTTGCCGTTGGATCTGTAGTTGGAGAAGCTGTCATAGCTACACCGATTAACGCTGTGGCATCTGAAGAAGCAGTTACCCTCTGTATTCTGCCATTCGATCCTACTATTTTGACAAGATCACCAACTGATATTGCCACGGTCCCGGTCTTTTTGAGCGCAAGCTCTACCTTTGGACCATATCTGTAACGATTCACATTTGCCATTATTTATCTTTATTCTCCTTGTACCCTTCAATACATTCTGTGTAGTCTTTCTTATTTTCCTCGAATGATTTCTTTTTATCCGGGTCATTTTCATCACCCATTCCTTTTACTGTTTTGCTTTCTGCCACGAGCTTTTTTCTATCTTCAATAAGTTCGTCTATAGCAGTTTCATCTTTTGCCTCTTTCAAGGTCTTTCGGAAAACTTCTGTAACAACTTCTTTGGGAAGTTTACTCTCTTCTATCTTTGCATTAATCACAGATTCTTTCTTTGCGAGTGCTTCTTTTACCTGCAAACTATCAAGGTCTGTAGTTAATTTTTTATTCTGCTCTTCGAGAGTTTTTATCTTCTCATCTTTAGCCGCTAACAAGTCTTTTGTTTCCGTACTCTCCTTAATGCTTTTTGTAATTTCAGCAATAAGGTCCGGTCTACTTTCTTTTAGATCGGAAAGTTTAATTGTTGTCATATCCATATCTTTTTCTTTATCCCTCCTTAGAGATTCAAATAAATTTGTTGTCGATCCTGGTTCGGGTACGATGTCAGCAGATTGAAGATATTTAATATCTTCTACCTCTTCCATCATTTCGCTTTTATTAAAAACAGATGGTCCAAAGGCATGTATTGAACCACCGATCTTATCTGCCATGTTCTCAACTATCCAGCCAAACCATTCTTTATGTGTGGGATGATAATGGAAATCTGCCCTTACTGTTTTACCGTCTACTCTTCCATTTTCAAAATATCCTAGCAAATCTCTTATATCACGAACGCCTCCCCTCTCTTCCAATTCCTGTCTTGTTGCATGATTTATATAAGACTTAGCACCATTTATTAATCTTGCAGTTGAATTTAAGGCCTGTTCACTATATCTCCTGCCTTTACCACCCTTGTATTCCTTTGAACAATTAACAGAAGTAGCCCCAAGTATCGCCATCCCATGTACTATACATTTCTCTTTATCATGCTTTAATCCACTATTCGCAAAAACACTTTCCACAAAATCATGATATTCACTTCCCATCTTTTTCCCCTCTTGTTTATTGTAATCACCTACTTTATATTTTTTTAATAATCGGTTTATCTTACTTTTTATTTCATCCGGCAAATTCATAGGTTCACCAGTTCGCGCTCCTGCTATTACTCCTGCAATAGCTCGTAAAGCATTTATATTTACAGGTCCTGGGCTTTCGTACATCCCGGTTTTTGGATCAATAGCCCCTTCACCTTCCCGGTATGGAAGATGCCAGGTCTTTTTTTTATTCGGATCTTCTACCCACAAAAAACATTTTTCAGGCAATTTTGTTTTATCTACAGCGGCCCATGAAGCTGTTGAGATAGCTTCATCAAATAATTTTTCCACCTTTTTCGCAATAAAACATGCGGCCAAAACATTCTTTGTGTCTCTATCCACGATTCCCTCTAATATTCCCATCTTATTCTCGATATGCTTCCCAAAAGTCTTTTCCAACCAATACATGAAGTATTGGCTAAACACTTTGATTTCTGCCCGGCGATTTTTGTCCCATTCTGCTTTCTTGGTTTTTCGTTCATTTGCCCTTATTTTATCAAGCGACTTCTTTAATTGCCGCGGATCATGTCCAGTAAGATTATATTTTACCACCTCATCTTTTGAAAAGGGCCTATATTTATCAAATCTAAAATGTGCGTCTTCTACTCCTACCCTGTTTGCACAGTCGGCAGCAGCTTCTCTGGGATTAATACCGCCCGGTCTCTCCATCAGTTTAATGAACCGATTACCTATTATTTCCTCTATTTCCTCATTTTTATACGAGACATGAGAATCATGTTTTTTCAATCCATTTGCTGCCAACTTAATTGCCTCTTTCGGATTAAACTCTTTCTTTTCTACCTGTACTTCTGTTTTAGCCATTACAGCCCTCCTCTTGATTTTTATAAGTACAAAAAAAAACACCTATTATACTTCAAACCCGAGTATTCCCCGGATATAAAATATAATAGGTGTCTTTTACAACTTACCTAACTGTCTATTGTCTAATATTATACACTCTTTTTATTATTTGTCAACTCCTTTATTTACCAAAATCTTTAAGCATATCTGTTATGTTCATTTTCTTTATGCTATCAGGTTCTGTTATCCCATCCCATACATATCCTGGACAATCTACATTACAAGTAGCCATAGTTGGATTGTATTCACATACTTTTCCAGTCGAATCTAACCCATTCGCACAACTTCTTTCACCCCAACTCATTCTATCCTCCTTTACATCAACCAGCCATATTTCTTTGGGTATCCAAACTCTTCCCATATGGGCCAATACATACTTGCATGTACAAGCCAAGTTTTGAATTGTTCTTTTCCCCAATTGAAACGTTTCATTATTTCTTTTTGAGTTCTCGGTTTTCTCAAAAATGCCTTAACCTCTTCCTTAATCTCATTATGCCGAGAGGCTATTGCTTCGTCCTGTTTTTCATATCTTACGTTCATAAGACGCCCCTCCTCTATTCAAATAATCCTTCTTTTAATATTTTCTTTATCATCATTTTTTCTCTGGCTCTTTCTATTCTGTGCGTAATAATCCTACTTTTCTTAGTTGGATCTATCGGGCCTGGCCTCCTACTCCAGTACTCAAAATAAGGACGCTTCACCCCATTTCTTTTATTTCCGGTCCCATGCCCATAAGTTCTACTCATAAAAACCTATCCCTTCTTTATCATATCACAAAAATTAAAGATAATATGCTTTTTTTTCTTCCATTCTTTCATAGAAGATTTTCCGTGCATTTCTTCTATTGTTTTGTCTTTTATTTTTTTCCAATCTTTCAATGTCTTAACTTCACATCCTATTTTCATCACTGTTTTTTCTTCATCAATAAAAATGACTACTGGATATATAAACCCAAGAAGTTGATAGACCTTGGTTTTTCCCTTTATTTTGATCGCCCCAGATAGGTTGGCCCCGGAT